ATGCTCGATTTCGCGACCGTGCTCGATCGCGAGGTGAAGTTCGCGCCTACGGATTTGACCTCGGTGGAAGAGGACGGAACCTTCACCGGCTACGCCAGCCTGTTCGGCATCGAGGACCTCGGCCGCGATGTGGTCGAGCCCGGAGCCTTCAATGCAAGCCTCGCCCGGCGCGGCGTGCGCGGCGTCAAGATGCTGTTCCAGCATGATCCTGCTGAACCGATCGGCGCCTGGCTGGATATTGCCGAAGACGCCCGCGGCCTGCGCGTTCGCGGCCGGCTGATGCCGGAGGTGGCCCGTGCCCGCGAGGTGCTGTCGCTGATGCGCGAAGGCGTGCTCGACGGGCTCTCCATCGGTTTTCGAACCGTCAAGGGCCGCACCGATCCGCAGACCGGCGCGCGCCATCTGACCGAAATCGATCTCTGGGAAATCTCGGTCGTGACCTTCCCGATGCTGCCCGGCGCACGGGTGGCGAAGGTCAAGACCGTCGACGGGCCGCCGGTTCCGAGCCGGCGCGCCTTCGAGCGCTAGCTCACGCGGGATGCTGGGCTGACGCGCAAACAGGCCCGCATTCTGATGCGGTCCGGCTACGACGCCCTGAGCCGCAAGCAGGACGCTGCCGTGAGGGACCCCGACCTCGTCCGGTTGCGGGCGACGATTGCCCGCGCCACCGACATTCTCAAAACTGCAAGGTGATCCCATGACCACGCTTCCCGCGACCCCGCGTGCCGATGCCGGCACCGTGGCCCTCGATATGGCCGAGGCCTTCGAGGACTTCATGACGGCCTTCGAGTCGTTCAAGGAAACCAATGACCGTCGTCTGGCCGATCTCGAACGTCAGCGCACCAGCGACCCGCTGACCGAGGAAAAGCTCGTCCGCATCAACCAGACGCTCGACGATCAGCGCAAGGCGCTCGACGGCTTCCTGATCAAGTCGCGCCGGCCGGGCCTGTCGAGCGGGCAGGGTGCCCGCTTCTCCACCGCCGCGATTGAGCACAAGGGCGCCTTCAACGCCTATGTGCGCCATGGCCGTGAGGACGGTCTCTCCCGACTGGAGGAAAAGGCGCTTTCCATCGGCTCCGATCCGGATGGCGGCTACCTCGTGCCGGACGAGACGGAAACCGAGATCATGCGCCGGCTGGCGCAGGTGTCGCCGATCCGCTCCATCGCCGGCATCCGCCAAGTGTCATCGGCGACCTACAAGAAGCCATTCTCGATCAGCGGTCCGGCCGTCGGTTGGGTCGGTGAGACCGCCGCGCGGCCTGAAACCGCATCGCCGACGCTGGCCGAGCTGACCTTCCCGACCATGGAACTCTACGCCATGCCGGCCGCCACCGCCTCGCTGCTCGACGACAGCGCCGTCGACATCGACACCTGGCTCGCCGAAGAGGTCGAGACAGCTTTCGCTGAACAGGAAGGCGCTGCCTTCGTTGCCGGTGACGGCGTCAACAAGCCGCGCGGTTTCCTCGACTATTCGACGGTCGACGAGTCCTCCTGGAGCTGGGGCAATCTCGGTTACGTGGTCACCGGCGCGGCTGGCGCCTTCCCGTCGTCCGACGCCTCCGACGTGCTGGTCGACATGGTCTACGCGCTGAAGGCGGGCTACCGGCAGAACGCCAACTGGGTCATGAACCGCCGCACCCAGGCCGAGATCCGCAAGCTGAAGGACGCCGACGGCAACTACATCTGGCAGCCGCCGGCGACCGCCGATGGCGCGGCGACGCTGATGAACTTCGCCGTCACGGAAGCCGAGGACATGCCGGACATCGCCGCTGATGCGACCGCGATTGCCTTCGGCGACTTCCGCCGCGGCTACCTGATCGTCGACCGCCTCGGCGTCCGCATCCTGCGCGACCCGTACTCCTCCAAGCCCTACGTGCTGTTCTACACGACCAAGCGCGTCGGCGGCGGGGTGCAGGATTTCGAAGCCATCAAGTTCCTCAAATTCGGCACGGCGTAACCCTTAAGGCGGCTGCGCGCTCCCCCCGTTGCGCGCGGCTCCGATTGTGGTGCCTCACTGAGGGTTCCCCTCCCGCCCTCATGCCGTGACCGGAGCGGCCCCGTCGAGCGATCGGCGGGGCCGTTGCGTTCAAACCTCAAGGATTTTCCATGACCGCCGCCCTGATCACGCCGCCGGCGAGCGAGCCGGTTAGTCTGGCCGAAGCGAAGGCGCATCTGCGCATCGACGCGAGCGACGAAGACGATCTGATCGCCTCGCTGATTGCTGCCGCCCGCCGCCATGTCGAACTCGAAACCCGCCGCGTGCTGATCACGCAAGGGTGGCGCGTCTATTTCGATGGCTGGGCCAGCACCGCGCAGCTTGCGCTGCCGCTTGCGCCGCTCGTCTCGGTCGATGCCGTCACGATATATGACCGCGATGGTGCGCCGTTCGTGCTCGATCCGTCCGCCTATCAGGTCGACACGGTGTCGTCGCCGGCCCGTCTTGCGCTCGTCGCCGGCGCGGCGGTGACCCAGCCGGGTCAGGCGCTCAACGGCATCGAGATCGACGTCACCGCCGGCTATGGCGAGGCCGCCGATGTGCCCGCGCCGTTACGTCAGGCGATCCTGATGTTGGTCGCCCATTGGTATGAACACCGCGAAGCCGCCTCGGCCGATGCCGGCGCATCGGTTGCGCCGCTCGCCGCGATGGCGCTCATCGCCAACTACCGGACCCGCAAGCTGTGAGCGCGAACCCCTCAATCGGCCGGCTGCGGCACCGCGTGACGGTGGAACAGCCGGTCACCACAGACGATGGCGGTGGCGGCGCGACGACGAACTGGTCGCCGGTCGCGACGCTCTGGGGGGCGATCGAACCCGCTAGTGCGGCGGAGATCGACGCCTATGACCGGCTCGAAGGCCGCATCACCCACCGCGTCGTCATTCGTCACCGCAGCGACGTCGCGGGCGGCATGCGGCTCACCCATGAGGGCCGCGTGTTTCGCATCCTCGTCGTTCACGACCCGGACGAAACCGGCCGCTGGAGCGAAACCCTCGCCGAGGAGGAAGGCCGATGACCCATCCGAGCTGGGCCTTGCAGAAGGCCGTCTATGAGACGCTTTCCGGCGATCCGACGCTGATCGCGCTGCTCGGCGGCGTGCGCATCCACGACGGCGCACCGCGCGGTGCGCAGCTGCCCTTCGTAGCGCTCGATCCGGTCGTGACGACGGATGGCGATGGCGACGAACTGGCCAGCCGCGAACACCGCCTCAGCCTCGTCGTGTGGACCCGCGAGGGTGGCAAACGCCAGGCGCTTGCCGTCCTCGAAAGGCTGAACGAGCTGCTGCACGACGCCGATCTGACCCTCGACGCCCATCGGCTGATCAATCTGCGGCGTGATCGCGAAGAGGTCCGTCAGAACAACGACCGGCGCAGCTGGCGCGGCGAATTGCGGCTGCGCGCCGTAACCGAGCCGCTCGCCTGATCCATTTCTCACCACACCGAGGAGACCTCGCATGAGTGCTCAAAAGGGCAAGGATCTTCTGCTGAAGATCGACACGACCGGCAGCGGCAACTTCACCACCGTCGCCGGTCTGCGCGCCAAACGGCTCGCCTTCAACGCCGAAACGGTCGACGCCACCGATTCCGGTTCGACCGGGCGCTGGCGCGAACTGCTGGCCGGTGCCGGTATCCGCCGCGCCAGCGTCAGCGGGTCGGGCATCTTCAAGGATGCGACTTCTGACACCACGGCGCGCCAGCTGTTCTTCGACGGCGAAATCCGCGACTGGCAGGTGATCGTGCCGGACTTCGGCACCCTCGAAGGTCCGTTCCAGCTCACCGCGCTCGAATATGCCGGCGAGCACAATGGCGAGGTGACCTATGAGCTGGCGCTTGAATCCGCCGGCGCCCTCGGCTTCACGGCGGCCTAGCCATGGTCAATCGCTATCGCGGAGAAATCGAAGCCGTTCTCGACGGCAAAAGCCGCATCCTGTGTCTCACTTTGGGCGCGCTGGCGGAGCTCGAATCTGCCTTCGGCGTCGATGATCTGGCCGCCCTGACCGAGCGCTTTTCGTCGGGCCGACTGTCGGCGCGCGATCTTATCCGCATCGTCGGAGCCGGCCTGCGTGGTGGCGGCGAGGCCGTCACCGACGATGAGGTCGCATCGATGACCGCTGAAGGTGCCGCCGCCGGGTTCGCGGCGATTGCCGCCGACCTGCTGCGGGCCACGTTCGGAGCCGGCGGGGAGGGGCGGGGAGACGCTACAAACCCTCCGCCGCCGCGGGGGTAACGAAGCCGCCCGCGGCCTTTCCCTGGCGCGATGTCATGGCTTTCGGCCTTGGCGTTGCGCGGCTTTCGCCGACAGCCTTCTGGGCCTTGTCCGTGCCCGAGCTGGTCGCGATGACCGGTGCGGGGCCGCGCTCCGCTTTGCCTCCCGACCGCGCTGATCTCGCGCGCCTGATGGCCAGCTTCCCCGACAGGGGACAGGCCTCCCGCATGGATCCTTTCGAAGGAGAAAATCACCATGGCCGAAGACCTTGACCGCGAAAGTCTCGATGATCTCGAACGTGCCGCCGATACTCTTCGCGCGACGCTGGCCGATCTGCAGAGCCAGTCGCGCGGTTTCGCGACCGATATCACCGGCGGGCTCAAAAGCGCGGTACTGGAGGCCAAACGCCTGGATACCGCGTTCAAGGATATCGCCCTGTCGATGTCCGGCCGGCTTCTCGACAGCGCGCTGAAGCCGCTGGAGGACTCGCTCACCAAGTTGTTCGAGGTGTTGTTCTCGGGCCTGACGGGGGCGTCTTCGGGTTCGCTCGGCAGCGGTCTGGGCGGCTCGCTGCTCGGTTCGCTCGTGCCCTCGATCAGTGGGCTCTTCGGCTTTGCCAAGGGCGGCGTCGTGTCGTCGCCGGTCGCCTTTCCCTTCGGTCAGAATGCAATCGGCATGGCGGGTGAAGCGGGCGCGGAAGCGATCCTGCCGCTGGCGCGCGGCGCCGACGGACGCCTCGGCGTGCGCGGTCCGGGCAGCGGCGCGGTCAACGTGACTTTCAATGTGACGGCAAGCGATGCGGAGAGTTTCCGGCGATCGGAAACACAGGTCACAACGATGTTAGCCCGCGCCGTCGGACGGGGACGACGCGGGCTATGACACCGGGCCTGACGAGGAGGGGCTCAGACGCCGGCGTATCGAAGCAGCCAAAGCCGCACCGATCAGGGACGGCTACGGAGACCCTCATCGACCTCACTCAGGTCGCAGGCGGCAACTGAGCCGCATCCCCATCAGCTTTGGCGGTCATGCTGTTCGTAACGCAACTGATGCGCCTTGAGGCAGATCAAAATAACATTCAGGAGTCTGAATTTCATGTCGGAAACGGCGTCCTTCCATGAGGTGCGCTTCCCCGTCGACGTCGCTTTCGGCTCGATCGGTGGCCCCGAACGGGTCACCGAGATCGTCGAACTGGCGTCCGGCGTGGAAAAGCGCAACAGCCGATGGGCCGATTCGAGGCGTCGCTATGATGCCGGTTACGGCATTCGCACCCTCGACGATCTCTACGAGGTCATAGCCTTCTTCGAGCAGCGGCGAGGGCGGTTGCATGGCTTCCGTTTCCGCGATCCGCTCGACTGGAAATCATGCAAGCCGAGCCTCGACCCCTCACCGCTCGATCAGGTGATCGCCACCGGCGACGGATCGACCTGGGACTTCCAGCTGACCAAGGCCTATGGCGGCGGCGGCTCACGTTACACCCGCCCGATTACCAAGCCCGTGGCCGGCACGGTCGTTGTCGCGGTGGCGGGCAATATCCGTGAGGAAGGCACCGACTTCACCGTCGATACGGCGACCGGGATCATCACCTTCCTTGCTGGCAGCCGTCCGGCGGATGGCACAACCATCACCGCCGGTTACGAATTCGACGTCCCGGTGCGCTTCGACATCGACCGTCTGCAGATCAACCTCGCCGCCTTCCAGGCCGGTAATCTTCCGGCTGTCCCGATGGTCGAGGTGCGGCTGTGAGGACGGTTTCGCAGGCTCTCGGCGAGCATCTTTCCCGCGAGGCGACGACGCTTTGCCGCTGCTGGCGGATCGTGCGCACCGACGGCGCCGAATACGGTTTCACCGATCACGACCGCGAACTCGGCTTTGCCGACATCGCCTTTTCCCCCGCGGTCGGGCTCAGTGCCAGCGAGACGACGGCCGGGTCCGGCCTTGCCGTCGGCGGTCACGAGGTCGCTGGCGCCTTCGCCTTGAACGGGTTTTCCGACGCCGACCTGAAGGCCGGGCTGTGGGACAACGCCGAGGTCACCGTCTGGCTGGTCAACTGGAACATGGTCAGCGAGCGGCTGGTGATCGGACGCGGCAATCTTGGCGAGATCACGCAGGAAGACGACGCCTTTCGCGCCGAGATCCGCAGCCTGTCGCATCAGCTCGATCAGCCGCGCGGCCGGCTATTTTCGCGCCATTGCGACGCGACGCTCGGCGATGCCCGATGTGGCGTCGATAACGACGACAGCGCCTATATGACCGACGGCGCCGTGACCGGCGGCGACGGCCGCCGGCGCATCACCGTCAGCGGTCTCGCCGGCTTTGAAGACGGTTGGTTCTCGCGCGGCCTTCTCGAATGGACGACGGGCGCAAATGCCGGTGCCCGCGCCGAGATCAAGGCGCACACGCGCGCCGCGACCATCACGCTTTCGCTGTGGCAGGCAACGGCCGAGCCGATCGAAGCGGGCGACGCATTCATCGTCCGGGCCGGCTGCGACAAGTGCTTCGAAACCTGCATTGCGAAATTCGCCAATACCGAGAATTTCCGCGGCTTCCCGCACATGCCGGGCAACGACTTCGTGCTCTCCTATCCCGAAATCGGCGAGGACAGCGACGGCGAGGCTCTGCTGTGAGCGCGCTCTCCAGCGAACGGATCGTTGCCGAAGCGAGAAGCTGGATCGGCACGCCATACCGGCACCAGGCCTCACTCAAGGGTGTCGGTTGTGATTGTCTCGGACTGGTGCGCGGCGTGTGGCGTGGTCTGCTTGGTCCCGAACCGGAAAAGGCGCCGTCCTACAGCGCCGACTGGGCCGAGGCCGCCGGACGCGATCAGCTTCTCGAAGCCGCTCGGCGCCATCTGGTCGAGATTCCGGTTGAAGACCTCGGCCCGGGCTCGGTCGTTCTGTTTCGCTGGCGGCAGCATCTGCCGGCAAAGCACGCGGCAATCGTCGCCACCCCGACCACCATCGTCCACGCCTATGAAGCCGCTGCCGTCGCCGAAACCCACCTCGGCGAGTGGTGGCAACGGCATCTCTTTCACGCATTCCGTTTTCCCGGAGCAATCGACTGATGGCCACACTCGTTCTTCAGGTCGCCGGCCAGGCGCTCGGCGCCTCGATTGCCGGCAGCTTCGGCGGCATGCTCGGCCGCGCCGCCGGGGCGCTCGCCGGCTACGCGGTCGACCGTGCGCTGTTCACCGCCGATCAGGTCACCGAGGGACCGCGCCTCGACGATCTCTCCGTCCAGACGTCGACGGAAGGCTCGCCGATCCCGCGCATCTACGGCCGCACCCGCATCGCCGGTCAGGTGATCTGGGCGACCGACTACGAGGAGGTCGTCAATGAGGAAGAACAGGGCGGCAAGGGGGGCGGCGCGACCGTCCGCACCTACGAGTACTACGCCAACTTCGCCGTCGCGCTTTGCGAGGGGCCGATTACCCGCATCGGCCGCATCTGGGCCGACGGCAAGCCGCTCGACCAAAGCCTCTACACCTATCGGGTCTATCGCGGCACCGAGACGCAAGAGGCCGACGCGCTGATCGCCGCCAAGCAGGAAACCGACGATGTCCCTACCTATCGCGGTACGGTCTATGTCGTGTTCGAGCGTATGGCGCTGGAGGCCTTTGGCAATCGCATCCCGCAGCTCACCTTCGAGGTCGCACGGAGGCTCGACCAGCTGGAACCGATGATCCGGGCTGTCACCGTCATCCCCGGCAGCACCGAGTTCGGCTATCTCGACCGGCTGGTTACCCGCGTCGACTGGGACGAGTCCACCGTCGCCGACAATCGCCACACCGGCAGCGCCGACACCGACTGGCTCGCCTCCATCGACGATCTGGTCGCGACATGCCCGAACCTTGAGAGCGTCGCGCTCGTCGTCGCGTGGTTTGGCAATGATTTGCGCTGCGGCGACTGCGCGATCATGCCCGGCGTCGAGATGCGCGACCGCAACACGGACGGCGCGACCTGGAGCGTCGCCGGCCTCGGCCGTGAGTCCGCGCATCTCGTTTCCTGGGTCGACGAGCGCCCGGCCTTTGGTGGCTCGCCGTCCGACGAAGCGGTCGTCGCTGCGATCGCCGACCTCAAACGGCGCGGGCTGCGCGTCGTCCTCTATCCCTTCATCATGATGGACGTGCCGAAGTCGAACAGCCTGCCGGACCCCTATGGAGGGACGCAGCAGGCGACCTATCCCTGGCGAGGGCGGATCACCTGCCATGCTGCGCCGGGCGAGACCGGCACGGTCGATCAGACAGCAGTGGCAGCCGCGCAGGTCGCGGCCTTCGTCGGAAACGCGGCGCCCGGCGACTTCTTCATCAGCGGGGGAGGGGTGCACTACACCGGTGCGGAATGGTCCTACCGCCGCATGATCCTTCACTACGCCAACCTCGCGGTGGTCGCCGGCGGCGTCGATGGCTTCCTCATTGGCTCCGAAATGCGTGGCCTCACCACGGTTCGCTCCAACGCATCGACCTATCCCTTTGTCGACGCGCTCGTCGATCTCGCCGCCGACGTCAAATCAGTGCTCGGGGCGGGGAGCAAGGTCACTTATGCCGCAGACTGGTCGGAGTATTTCGGCCACCAACCGGGCGACGGCAGCGGCGACGTCTATTTCCACCTCGACCCGCTCTGGGCGAGCTCGGGTATCGACGCCGTCGGCATCGACAATTACATGCCGCTCGCCGACTGGCGCGACGGCGACCATGCCGACACCGCGATCGCCCCCTCGGTCTACGACCTCGACTATCTGCGCGGCAACGTCGCCGCTGGCGAGGGGTTCGACTGGTATTACGCAAGTTCGTCCGACCGCGAACTCGGTATCCGCACGGCGGTCACCGATGGCGCATACGGCAAGCCCTGGGTCTTTCGCTACAAGGACCTCAAGGCCTGGTGGGGCGAGCCGCATTACGATCGTCCGGGCGGCGTCGAGTCCGCGACGAAGACCGCCTGGGTGCCGCAATCGAAACCGATCTGGTTCACCGAGATCGGCTGCCCCGCCGTCGACCGCGGCGCCAACCAACCGAACGTCTTCTACGATCCCAAATCCTCGGAGTCCTTCTTTCCCTATTTCTCGAGCGGTGTGCGCGACGACTTCATGCAGCGCCGGTTTCTCGAGGCGGTGCTGAGTTACTGGGATCACGATCACGAGGCCTTCACTGCCGGCGCCAACCCGCTCTCCTCGGTCTATGGCGGCCGCATGGTCGATCTCGACAATACCTTTTTGTGGACCTGGGACGCACGGCCCTATCCGGCGTTTCCAACGCTCACCGACGTGTGGTCCGACGGCACCAACTGGCAATACGGCCACTGGCTCACAGGGCGTCTCGGTGGATTGTCCCTTGAGGCGCTCATCAAGGCCCTGCTCGACTACTACGACGTGTCGGGGGCTGACATCGGCCGCATCGAGGGCGTCATCGACGGCTACGTGCTTGACCGGCCGGTTTCGGCACGCGCGGCGATCGATCCGCTCGCCGAAGCCTTCCGCTTCACCGCTGTCGACACCGGTACGCGGATGCGCTTCGAGGGGAGGGTGAAGGCAACCGAAGCGGTAATCGAAGACGCCGATATCGCTGTCGCCGACAAGGATGCCGCGCGCATCAGTGTCACCCGCGCCCAGGAAACCGAATTGCCGCAGGAAGTGCGGATCGGCTTCCTCGACAGCGGCCGTGACTACGAGCACGCAACAGCCGGAACGCGCCATCTGCTCGGGTCGAGCGCACGCTTTTCCTCGACCGAGATGGCGCTGGTCGCGCCGATGGCGACCGCGCAGGCCGCGACCGAGGTCCAGCTTCACGATATCTGGGCAAGTCGCGAACGCTTCACCTTTTCGATCTCGCCGGAACGCGCCGAGATCGAGGTCGGCGACCTCGTTGAACTGAATGCCGGCGGGCGCGATCAGGCCGTGCTTGTCGAACGCATAGAAGATGCCGGATTGCGGCGCATCGAGGCCCGCTCGATCGATCCCGATGCGTTCCGCCCGACGGGGTCGAGCGATGACACCCGCGCCACCAGACCGGTTACGGTCTTCGGCAAGCCCGTGGCGGTTTTCCTCGATCTTCCGAGATTGAACGACGACGACAATGCGCGCGCCCCCTATCTCGCGGTTCACGCGCGACCCTGGTATGGCACGGCCGCGGTCTGGCGTTCCGAAACGGGCGACAGTTTCCGCCTGCACGACAGTGTTTCGCGGCGCGCCGTCATCGGCGAGACGCTGACCGCGCTGCAGCCCGGTCCGGTCGGGGTGTGGGATCGCCGCAATACGCTTTCGGTACGCCTCTACAATGCAGGCTTTTCGTCGCGCGAGGAGATCCGCGTTCTCAACGGCGCCAACGCGATTGCCGTGGAGACGACGGACGGCGGGTGGGAAGTCCTGCAATTCGTCAATGCCGAACTCACCGCGTCGCGAACCTACACGCTGTCGCGACTGTTGCGCGCGCAACTCGGGACCGAGGATGCGATGGCCGCCGGCAGCGCTGTGGGCGCCCGCGTGGTCCTGCTCAACGACGCGTTGGTCAATCTCTCGATCCGCCGAAGCGAGATCGGTCTCCCGTTGATCTATCGCGTTGGTCCGGGCCGGCGAAACGTCGCGGACCAGGCCTTCCGTGAAATCAGCTTTACTGCCGGCGGTCGGGGCTTGCGCCCTTACAGTCCGGTTCATATCCGCGCGCGACGCGACGCAGCATCCGGCGATCTGGCCCTGAGCTGGATCCGGCGGACGCGCACCGACGGGGATTCCTGGGAAGGCCGCGATGTGCCGCTCGGTGAAAGCGAGCAGCTCTATCAGGTCGAGATTCTCGATGGCGGCACAATTGTCCGCAGTGTCGAGACCGATACCCCACGAGCCACCTACAGCGCCGCGCAGCAGATCGCAGATTTCGGCGTCCTTCCGTCAACGATCACGCTCCGTGTCGCGCAACTCAACGACTTCGGCGCCGGCATTCCTCGCGAGGTAACACTCAATGTCTGACACTACCCACCTGACACTCCCCTACATCCTGGCCTCGCAGGCACAGAAGCACGTTACCCATAACGAGGCCTTGCTGCTTCTCGACGCGTTGGTGCAGCTCTCTGTCGTCGACAAGAACCGCACCGAACCGCCATCCTCCCCGCAAGAGGGGGATCGCCATATCATTGCCACGTCGGCGACTGGCGACTGGGCCGGGCACGACAATTCCGTCGCCATCTACGATGACGGCGTATGGACAATCCGCGCACCCAACCCCGGCTGGTTCGCCTGGGTGGAGGCGGACGGCGAATTTGCCGTATGGCGCGGCGACGCGTGGATCGCGGTGGACACCTATGTCCCCGACGATCCGGTCTTCGACAGCCTTGGTGTCAACACCGCGCCGGACGCCACCAACAAGCTCGCGGTGAAATCGAATGCGGTTCTGTTCGCGCCGGTCGAGGCCGGTGATGGCGGTACGGGCGACGTTCGTTTCGTCGTCGACAAGGAGGCAGCAGGGGACACCGCTTCTCTCCTCTTCCAGACCGGCTGGTCGGGGAGGGCGGAACTCGGGATTGAAGGCGACGATACGTTCCGTTTGAAAGTGAGCGCCGACGGAACGAGTTGGGTCGAAGCGCTGGAGGCCGATGCCGCCACCGGCGTCGTGCGCATGGCGGCGGGAGCAGAGGTCGCCGCCATCAATGGCGGGCCGCTCGCCGGTTTCCGAAACTACCTCATCAACGGCGATTTCCGCATCAACCAGCGGACCTTTGCCGGCGGCGCTCTGGCGGCCGGCGAATATGGTCACGACCGCTGGAGGGCGTCGGCCGGCGGGGCGTCTCTTTCGGTTTCCGGGGGCGTGGTAACGCTGACATCGGGCGCAATCGAGCAGGTGATCGAAGCGCCCGGCCTTGCCGGCGCGACAATTACGGTCTCGGTCGAAAACCCCACGGCCGCCATCGCCGTCGACGTCGATGGCGTGACCGGCACCATCGCGGCCGGTAGCGGCCGTCGCGGCGTGACGCTGACTGTGCCGACCGGTTCAACGGGCGACGTCACGCTCAAGCTGTCGGTATCTGCGGAAACGATGTTTGCCCGCGCCCAGTTTGAGCGTGGCCCACACGCGACGCCGTTTGAGTGGCGCCCCGAGGCGATCGAGTGGCCGCTGGTGCAGCGCTACTACGTCCAGGGCCTGCCATTTGGTGAAGCGGGATACGCGGCTGAGGCCGGAGCAACCTATTGCGTCCTGACCTCGGTGGTTTACCCCAGTCGCATGCGTGTTGCGCCGGCCATTTCCCTCGACTTGGCCTTTTCGGCGGGTATCGACGGATCGACGCTAGAGGCCCACGTGATTTACGCGGGGGGCTGTTTCATCCGCGCCGCGGCAACGGCTGCAGGCCGGACGTATGTCCGCGGTGCCATCACAGCAGATGCGGAGTTGTGAGCATGATCATCACGAATGCACAGTATATCGAGTCCGGCGCCGTCGCGCGCGTCGAGATCGATGGTCAGCCGGTTTTCGTTCCCGTCGGATCCGATAGCGCCGCCGGTCGGGCTCTCGCCGAATGGGTCGCTGCCGGCAATCAAATCGCCGACGCGACACCCGATGAGAGCGGCGACATCTGATCCAATCCGCGTCCGCACCCGTTTTCTCGTCTCACAATTCCGACGTTGATGCCTCGGCCGGTCGCTTCAATTCGGCCGGCTTAGCCTTTTCAGCGCTCATTTCCAAAAGCCACAGGAGCCTTCCATGAACGCGATCAAACCCTGGTACCGCTCGAAAACCGTCTGGGCTGCCGCCGTCACCATTGCCGCCAGTGTCGCCGGCCTGTTCGGTTTCACCGTCAGTGCTGCCGAACAGGCACAGCTCGTCGACGTCGCGCTTGCGGCGACAACGTCCGTGTCCGGCGCGGTCGCCCTGATCGGGCGGGTGACGGCGAAGTCCCGTATTCGCTGA